TATCACCAACTGGTATAACGAAGTTTACGAACCCACCTATGGTGCGGCTGCACCTGTTTCTGAATAAGGAGGTACTGACCTATGGATATGGAACGTAGTGCCGTGATCACCATCGGCGGCGAAGAATATGCTCTGATTCTTACCACCAAGGCAACTAAGGACATCGCCGGTCGGTACGGCGGTTTGGAGAATCTGGGCGATAAGCTGATGAAGACTGAGAACTTCGAACTGGCGATCTCCGAAATCGTTTGGCTCATCACCCTGTTGGCAAATCAGAGTCTTATGATCCACAACCTCAGAAATCCTGACTCCCGGCATACGCTGCTGACGGAGGAAATGGTGGAGCTGCTGACCACGCCCGTGGAACTGGGCGATTTTAGGAATGCAATCACGGAATGTCTGTTGAAGGGTACGAAGCGGAATATCGAAAGTGAGGCAGACACAAAAAACGCGGCAGTCGAGTAAGTGACGGAGAGTTATTTACTCGACTTCTTTATTACGGCATCAGCCAACTGCATCTATCTTGGGATGAGGTATGGCTGATGCCGTTTGGTTTACTCCTGGACCTCTGGGAGTGCCACAAACAGTATAACGGTATCGCAAAGCCCAAACGGGAGGTCTTTATCGACGAGATCATCCCACCCGGCATCTAAGAAGGAGGTGTAGGCTCTTGGCAGATACCTTCGGCTTAAAAATCGGTCTGGAGGGTGAGAAGGAATTTAAGAAAGCCCTCACAGAAATCAACCAGTCCTTCAAGGTGCTGGGATCGGAAATGAAGCTGGTCTCCTCCCAGTTTGATAAAAATGATTCTTCTGCCGAGGCTCTGGCGGCAAAGCATAAGGTGCTTGCCAAAGAGATTGACGCACAGAAGGAAAAAATCGAAATGCTCCGTAAGGCATTGCAGAATGCCACGGAGTCCTTCGGTGAGAATGACCGCCGTACTCAGCAGTGGCAGATCCAGCTGAACAACGCTGAGGCTGCTCTGAACGATATGGAACGGGAAATGGCCCAGACTGCGGATGAGGCAGATGACCTGGGTGAGGAACTGGAAGAATCTGCTGATGCTGCGGAAAAGTCCGGTGACCGGTTTAAGAATCTCGGCTCCATTCTGAAAACAGTCGGAGCAGCTATGGGTACGGTGGTGGTTGCCGCCGGTGCTGCCGCCATCAAACTGGGTACGGAAGTTGTGCAACAGTTTGGTGAGCTGGAGCAGAACCTGGGCGGCTCGGTAGCTGTATTCGGTGAGTACGCTGCGGAGATCCAGAAAACCGGCGAAGATGCCTATCGCAACCTGGGCCTGTCCCAGAGTGAATATCTGGCAACTGCCAATAAGATGGGCGCTCTGTTCCAGGGCTCCGGTTTGGATCAGCAGAAAAGTCTGGAACTGACAACCCAGGCCATGCAGAGAGCCGCGGACATGGCATCTGTCATGGGCATCGATATGTCCATGGCCATGGAGTCCGTTGCCGGTGCCGCCAAGGGTAACTTCACCATGATGGACAACCTTGGTGTTGCCATGAATGCCACCAACATTGAAGCCTATGCCCTGGGTAAGGGTTTTGACTTCTGTTGGAACAAGGCATCCCAGGCAGAAAAGGCCGAAATGGCCATGATGATGTTCCTGGAAAATACCGAGCAATATGCAGGTAATTTTGCCAGAGAAGCGACTCAGACCATAACCGGCTCCATTGGCCTTCTGGAAGCGGCGGTTGGTTCCTTTACTGCCGGTCTGGGCAATGCCGATGCTGATATGGTGAATCTGACAGCGAATGTAGTAGATGCCTTCCAGGCTGTAGTTAACAATGTGGTGCCGATCATCGAAAATGTGATCACTGCGCTACCTACAGCATTGGGGGGCATTTTGTCTGCCGTGGCAGATCTGATTCCTAGTCTCATGACTGTGGTGACGGATCTGTTCGCCCAGGTTCTTTCGATGCTCATGTCGCTGTTGCCGCAGCTGATCCCTGTGGCAGTAGAAGCAGTCATGACCATCGTCAACGCTCTGGTAGAGAATGTGGCTCTGCTGGCTGATGCGGCTTTGCAGCTGATCACCTCTTTGGCTTCCGGTCTTGGTTCGGCTTTGCCGGAACTCATCCCGGCGGCAGTGGAAGCGGTAGTCACCATTGTGCAGGGTCTGGTGGACAGCCTGCCCCTGGTTCTGGATGCCGCCCTGCAACTCATCACCGGACTGGCAGAGGGTCTGCTCAATTCCGTCCCGGTCATCATCGAGGCAATGCCGGAAATCATCGACTCCATCATTGATTTCATTATCAATTCCATTCCGCAGATCATCCAGACAGGCATCCAGCTGCTGACCTCGCTGATCACAGCCCTGCCGCAGATCATTACCACGATCCTGACGGCGATCCCCAAGATCATCGACAGTCTGGTGACCGATCTGCTGAACTCCATCCCGGACATCATTGACACCGGTGTGGAACTGCTGATTTCCCTTATTGAGAACCTTCCGCAGATCATCAGCATCATCGTAACGGCAGTGCCGCAGATTGTCGGTGAGCTGGTCAATACCTTCGCCGCCAATGTGGGTCTGATCATTGCCGCCGGTGTAAAGCTGTTCATTGCGCTGATTGAGAATCTCCCCAAAATCATCGTGGAAATCGTGAAAGCGGTTCCGCAGATTATTGCAGCATTGGTATCCGCTTTCAGTGAAGGTGTATCCCAAATGAGCAGTGTGGGTCAGAACCTGGTTCGAGGCCTGTGGTCTGGTATCCAGTCCCTTGCTGGATGGTTATGGAACAAGGTGTCCGCCTGGATCAGTTCTATTTGGGATGGGATCTGCAATTTCTTCGGTATCCGAAGTCCATCCCGTGAAATGGCTTGGGTGGGCGAAATGCTGGTGAAGGGCCTGTCCGGCTCCATTGAGGACAATGGCGATGATGCTGTGAGAGCAGCTGAAGCTATGGCCGGGGATATCAATGATGTTATGCATGGTCTGGCTGCGGATCTGTCTACAAGCCTGCCTTCGCAGATCGATGTGAACGGCAGCATCGGCACCAACGGCATCCCCGGTACCACAGCAGCACAGACCGTTATCAACATCTATCCGCAGACGCTGGATGAGGCGACCATCGACTACCTGTTCGTGAAATTCAATGCAAGACTGGGGGCGGCAATATGAGAAAGTTTTATATGGAAAACGGCCTGGGTGTCAGACGAGCCTTGAATGGTGAGTCTGGCATTTTCCTTTCCAATCCCACAGGTCTGGGGCTTTCTTTGTCGCCCTCCTTTGCAGATCTGCATAAAGGTTTCTTTCGCATGGTCAGCGGTGAGTCGGAGCCTCAAACGACGGTCGCCTGCGACCTGGTGTTCATTGGCAGGAATGCCTACGAAGATTACCGTGAGTTTGTGGATTGGTGTACAGCCTCGGAAGAACTGTTCCTGGTGTATAAACCCTACGGCACCAAGGAGTTCTTCCGGGGCATTCAGCTGAACTATCTGACCAAGACCGAACTGACAGATACACGCTGGCTGTCAGTGCCGACCTCCATGGCCTGCACAACGCCCTGGTATACAGCAACACCCTCCCGGATGACCATGTCCTCCGAAGAGGGCAGCGTTTTGAGATATTCCTTCTGCTATGACGAGAGTCTGATTTACAGTTCCTCCAATGCAGGCAGTATGGCAGCGGATGTCAGCGCGGAGGGTCATATTCCGGCTGCGTTTGTTTTCACCTACACTGGGGCAATCATCAACCCCAAACTGATCCTTCAGGGTACGGACTCCGGCAAGGTCTACGGTACCTGTGCTTTGACGCTGACCACCAACAATGGTGATACTCTGGAGGTCTCCACCAAGTACGGCAACAGTTATGTGACCGTAACAGATGCCACTGGAAAGGTCACGGATGCTGTGTCCTGCCTGGATCTGGCTTATGAACCCTTCCCCCGGATTCCCATTGACGAGGACTGTACGCTGTATCTCTCCGCAGATGAAGCGGTGGAAGGTACCGCCACAGTTCGTGTCTATTACTACTATCGGAGTGTGTAACCATGATCGCCTTTGTAAAAAGCAGAAAAAACTTCAAAACTGTAGCTGCGGCAGAGGCGGTCTCCTGGGAAGTTCCTCTGGCATCCATAGAGGACGATGTCGGCTCCATTACGCTCTGCGGCACTCAGGTGAGCCGGGGCAACGAGGGAGACTTTTTGGTCATGGATGGGCATATCTGGCTCATCGACCAAGTTTCCCCGGAGCAGCAACAGACAGTGGTCAATGTTACAGATATCCGATGTGTCTTTGACCGTTCGCTACCCTATACAGAAAGCACGTTGGCTATTGGCAATTATCTGGCGCAGGAACTGGAAAACCACTATAAGGCTGTTTCCGACGATGCCTACGCCATGCCGTACTTGCAGATCAGCAACACTGATGTGACTGAGTTCCTTGGCCCGACCGTTACCGACGGCCTGTATAGCCTCAAAACCTATATGCGAAAGGTCAACCGACTCCGGGATGTGCAGGTGCAGTTTTCTGTATCACAGGACACGCTGTTGATCCAAATCTATAAGCGTACCCGTCCCACCCATAACATCGTTTTTGATGACGGCAGATCTCAGCTAATCTCCCGCTCCTACAGCCGATCCTCTGTAGCGAAGGTAACTGCCTACCAGAACGGGGTGGGTGTGGATTATTACCTGACAGAAGACGGCGACATTACCACAGATATCCCTATCCGCAGGGCAGATGGTGAGTGGCGTGTTGTCGCTCTGGATGACGAAATGGATATGGACGAACAGGTCAGTGACATCTTTTCCCAAAATTCCAACAGCCATAAGATCGAGTGGCGCTCTACAAGAGCCTTTGATCTGTATGACAGCACCAAGATCCGGCTGGATGGCGGTCTTATGACTTCCTACATTTCCTACATCGGCATTTCTTCTGCCGACAACAGATTCCACTACAAAAGCGGCGAACTGGCTACAACTCTGACAGAACGCCTGAAAGGAGGCAAACTGTGAGCAATATTCACGGTATTAACTTTGACAACCAGACTGTCACAGCAAAGGATCATGGCAGACTGTTTCAGTGCCTGGTAACGGACGGTATTATGAGCGGCTGCTCGGTGTCTTTCAGTGGTACCTCACTGACCATTGCCCCCGGCTATTTTATCGCCGCAGGCAGACAAATGAAGCTGACCTCCAACACCACGGTCACTGTGGACGGCGGCACCAGCGGTTATGCCAGAGTCGTACTAACGCTGGACTTCACCCAGGTGGCGACCACAGACACTTTTGAACAGGCAGATTTCGTGGTGCAGTACGCTTCCTCTGAGGCGGCATTCTCCACGCTGACCCAGGAGGACATCAACGGCTCGGGCACCCAGTATGAATTCGTGTTCTGTACGATGACGCTGGGCAGCGCCGGAATTGCGTCCATCGTGTCCACGGCAGCTGCATCTGAGGTTTACCTTCCTTTGATCCGCAGTGACCATCTGGATAGCGCCTGCGTGATCACCGGAAAGATCGCCAGCAATGCTGTGACCTCCGGCAAGATCGCATCCGCAGCGGTCACCACAGAAAAACTGGCGGACGGCGCAGTAACCACGGCAAAGATCGCGGATGCCAATGTGACCTCCGCTAAAATTGCGGATGCCGCAGTGATCGCAGCAAAGATCGGCAGCGGAGCGGTTACCACAGTTAAAATCGCTGACGCTAATGTGACTACGGCAAAGATTGCCTCTGCTGCGGTCACCACAGCAAAGATCGCTGACGCAGCAGTGACCATAGCCAAAGGCGGCACAGGCTCGTCCAACGGTGCCACTGGCCTTGCTAATCTTCTGGCGGCAGGTTATACGGTACTGAGCGCAAACCAGTACGGCACATCGCTGCCTACGGCGGGTACAAAAGGCCGAATTTTCTTTAAGAAGGTGTAAGCCATGGCAACAATGAATGCTAGTGTAATTGGTTGGAGAGCGAGAGCCAACAAAATATGGTACCCCTCAGACGGTACATGGAAGGCAGATGGTAGTAGTACCGGCATTAATGTGTCCATATCTGACCCCAGCGGCAATAACAAGTACGGTGTCATCATTAAGGTCACTACCCCAAATGACACCAAAGTTGGCAGCATCTCCGCTTTGTCTGTCACATTTGAAGCCTATAGCCGAGGAACTACCACTGGTGCCTTATATGGCAGTCTCCGTACCACTTATACAGACAGCGACTCCAGTGATACCTACAGCGACTTTCGGACAAATGCAATCGGTAGTGAAGCAAGTAAAACTGGCATTTCTACAAGTTCTACCTCACCTACAACGGTGACCATGACTTTTTCAGGTTCGTTCAGCAAGAATACTTCGTATTATCTGTTTTTGTATACCAAAAGTACCAGCCATATTTTTGGTATGAACAATTCCTGGAATGGTTCATCTTCCATCACCTATGCCACAAAAACCTATGCGATCCAGTATAACGCCAATGGCGGCACTGGCGCTCCCAGTACCCATTACAAGACCTATGGTGTGTCCACGACTATCAGCACCACGAAGCCGACCAAGAGCAATGCCTCTGCTGGATCATATACGGTAACGCTGAATGCCAACGGAGGAACCTGTAGCAGCAGTTCCTTGTCAGCGGCGAGAACAACTAAGTATACCTTCAGTAAGTGGAACACCAATTCCAGCGGTACTGGCACCAGTTATAATTCCGGTGCCACCTATTCCACCAACGCTGCGTTGTATCTGTATGCCATTTATACCTCGTCTACAACCACAGCAGCGGTGGCGCTACCGACGCCCACCCGGAGTGGCTATGAGTTTCTGGGCTGGGCTACAAGCAGCACTGCATCCTCCGGCACGACCGGAAGCTATACCCCTAGCAGCAATGTGACCCTCTACGCCATTTGGGGGTCGCTTGGTCTGGTGTATATCGATAGCGGCTCTGCTTATGAGGGTTACCAAATCTATATCGACAACGGCTCCAGTTGGGATCTGTATGCCCCTTATGTGGACAACGGGAGCAGTTGGGATTTATACAGCTAAAAACAAGGAGGAACCACCTATGGACATCACTACGCTGGCGGCAACGATCACTGCTCTTAGCGTCGTTTTCGGCGCTGTCTTTGCCGTACACAAATGGTTCTTGAAGCAGGAAAAGCAGGACAAGGACATCAAGGCCATTAAGGAAGAGCAGACCATTCTTACCCAGGGCATTCTCGCATGCCTCATGGGTTTGAAGGAACAGGGTTGCAATGGCCCCGTTACCGAAGCCATCGACAAGATCGAAACCTATCTCAACGAAAAAGCACACAAGTAAAAGGAGGAAGAAATATGTACGGATTTAATGAAATCACTACTATCCCCGCACTGGCAGCTATCGTCTACACCATCATCGACATCGCCAAAACCGCGCTGGGCGGTGACGACAAGTTCAAGCGCTTCATCCCTCTGATCGCCTGCGTCCTGGGCGCGGTCTGTGGCGTGATCGCTTTCTACTTCGTCCCCGGTGTCATGGAAACTCAGAACCTTCTCGTAGCGATCGTGCTGGGCGCAGCAAGTGGCCTCTCCGCAACTGGTACCAACCAGGTTGTAAAGCAGTTGACCCACACTGAAGCGGCAGAAGCAGGTGAACAGTAATGGCCTATACCAACAGCCCTCTGGTGGCATACACCAAAATCAGCCCCAACCGATCCAGTCCTCGAAACCACTGCATTGACCGCATCACGCCCCACTGCGTTGTGGGGCAGTGCAGCGCGGAGAGTCTGGGCGCTCTGTTCGCAGAAACCTCCAGGCAGGCATCCTCCAACTACGGCATCGACAAGGATGGCCGGGTAGGTATGTACTGTGAGGAAAAGGATCGCAGCTGGTGTTCTTCCAATCGGGAGAATGACCATCGGGCCATTACCATCGAATGCGCCAGCGACACCAAACACCCCTACGCCATGTATGACGCAGTCTACAACAGCCTCATTGAACTCTGCGCGGACATCTGTAAGCGCAATGGCAAGAATAAGCTGCTGTGGTTCGGGGACAAGGACAAGACGCTGTCCTATGCGCCTGCCACCGATGAGATGGTGATCACGGTCCATCGCTGGTTCGCCAATAAGAGCTGCCCCGGCGACTGGCTGTATTCCCGCCTGGGTGATCTGGCTGACAAGGTCACCGTACTGCTAACCCAGGACAAGCCTGCCTCGGAAACTACCCCTGTGGAACCCATTTCCAACGCCGAGAAGTACATCTGGGATTACCTCTATGATAAGCTGGGTAATGCCTACGGCACCGCTGGCATGATGGGCAACCTGAATGCCGAATCCAGTCTCCGGCCTAACAATCTCCAGAACTCCTTCGAGAAGAAGCTGGGTTACACTGATGACGAGTACATTGCCGCTGTTGATAACGGCACCTACACGAACTTCCAGTATGATGGAGCCGGAGTAGGCCTGGCTCAGTGGACCTACCATTCCAGGAAGAAGGCGCTCCTGGATTTTGCCAAAGCCCAGGGCAAGTCTGTCGGTGACCTGACCTTGCAGCTGGATTTCCTTTGGAAATAACTCACCGAAAGCTACAGCTCCCTGCTGAAGCTGCTTCAGACCACCAACTCTGTGGAGGAGGCTTCCACCGAGGTGCTGACCAAGTACGAACGCCCCGCCGACACGGGCGCTGCTGTCCAGGCACAGCGGGCTTCCTTCGGTCAGACCTACTTCAACAAGTACGCTGCCGTCGAGTATCCCGCCAAGCTGACCACTGGTTATTACCGGGTCCGTAAGTCTTGGGCGGACAAGCAGTCCCAGATCGGCGCATATCGCATCCTGGAGAACGCGAAGAGAACCGCCGACAGGAACCCCGGCACCTATGTTTTTACCAACGATGGCGTGGCCATTTATCCCACCGGGGAGCAGGCCGCAGCCGAGACCTACCGGGTCCATACCGTGGTGAAGGGTGACACCCTGTGGGAGATCGCTCAGAAGTACCTGGGCAACGGCTCTCGCTATCCCGAAATTAAGGCCCTGAACGGGCTGACCTCCAATGTCATCTACACTGGCTGGAAACTGAAGATCCCCAATTAACACGATACCCCTCAGAGCAACTTTACAGGTTGTTCTGAGGGGCTTTTTTTATTTTTGTGTTGCGTTTGCAATAAAACGCTTCAGTTCTTCTACGGAGGAAACTGTTTGGTAATAGTGCGCCTGGATCTGCTCCAGATTATCCTCCCGAATTACTTCCTCAATGAGTCCAAAATAGCGCTCCTGAAGCTCGAATTTTGCCAGCTTTACATTTTGTTCCAACGCAAACTCTTGACCATATGCCTTGGACTCTGCATCGTTAATAAGGTTAATAGCCGCGACAACCTCATCTGTTATTTCAGAAGGATCGTCAACTTCTTCCTCACAGGTGATATCACGGTATTTCATCGCCAAATCCATCACCCCGGGTTTGATTGCTAATATCTCAGGACTGTTCATATAGTCCACAGGGTTTTTCCGGCGATGGAGGGCTTCTGCATACTGGCAAATTCCCCCGAGAAAATCTTCAAAGCGGTCCGAGGCAAGAAGATAACACAGCGCTTTGCCGTAGTTTTCCATCTCATACCGCTCAAATCGGGTAACGCCCTTTAGCTTTGTGATGCGTTCAATCGCTCTGCCAGCAGACTCGTCAAGACCAAGATAATCACAAGCCCGCTCCATTTCAAAGCTCTCATAGTCGGTTTCGCCTGTTAGATACCCAACTGAGACCCCAAAGAATTCTGCGAGGCGATGCATCGTGTCATACGAAGGAAAGCCGATTACTTCACCCTTGGCTGCTTCATTACCAACATTTACCCAACGGCTCACATCTGCCTGATTGCCGGTTCCATATTTTTCTTTGTACGCCTTTGCAAATTCCTTTTGGGACCCGAACCTGTCTCTTATTAAATCCGACAGACGCTCATTCCATATCACAGCCACCCTATTGACAACATCATTTTTCTTTTTGCCTCTGCGATTTGTATTCATACTAATTTCCTCCGTATTTATCACAGAAATGATATGTATGTATAACGGATATATACTATTGTTATTCAAAAGGATATCATATATAATTAGGGCTGTCAAGAAGTCAGGAATACAATGCATGGTGCCAAAGAGGCCTAAGGAGGAAATAACTATGATTAAACTGAACCGAGGAACCGTATTGAAGGTCGCCGGGGGCGCGGCCATTGCTACCCTTATTGCTGTTGGTGTTGACAAACTGATCGAGTATCAGAATCGCTATGATGCTGACGGCTATGACAAATTCGGTTTTGACCGTGAGGGTTATGACAGCTTCGGCTTCAATCCCGCAGGTTACAACCGTGCGGGTTTCGACATGGACGGATTCGATCAGCATGGTTATGACGAACAGGGATTTGACTGCGAGGGTTACGACCATCACGGTTTCACGGCAGATGGTTACGATCGGAACGGCCGCGACCGCAGAGGATTTAACCGTGACGGGTTCGACGCTGATGGCTTCGATCGATATGGCCGTGATGCTGAAGGTTATTACAGAAATGGATTTGACCAAAACGGGTTTAACCGGGAAGGCTATGATCGTCAAGGGTATGGACGCGATTATTACAGCGAGGCAGGTTTTGACCGGGCCGGACGAACTTCTAACCAGTACATCGATCTCCTTGGGCGTCTTTACATCCGTCTCCGCGATGCCAAACGGCAGCTCGATATTGGTGAGTTCCGTTATGCCGTAAATGACTCCAGACTGGTCATGGAGGAAACACTCCGGCTCGTTGTGGAACATGCCAGGGGTACTGACAGCACGGGCGATGGCTTGCTTGAAAACCTCAAGATCTGTGAAGATAACGCACTCCTCCCGATTGAAGATGTGTTCATGGACCGACTTCACGGTGTCCGCCACATTTGCAACGAGGTCACCCATGAGTTGGACGCATCCGAAAGGCTGACCCATCAGAAAACCTACTTTGTTGTCATGCAGACCCATGATCTGCTGAAGTCTGCTGAAAAAACTCTGTGTTGTGCATAAGGAGGAACCAACATGAAAGAACTGAAATTCAAAAACGATCCCGCTGCCCTGGAACGCTTGGCAAATGCCCAAAGCGCCATTGATGAATACTCCGCTTCCCACCCCGGAGCCTTCAGCGAATCTGAACGCAGGGAGTTTGGGAGCCTTCTGAAAGAACGCGCAGCAGCCTTGTCCGCTGCAACTGGGCTTAATATCCACTCCGTAGTTGACGACGATTAAGCCCCGAACCACCAGGCCTAACAACCTGGTGGTTTTTTTGTCATTCTATTTATAAGTCCGTTTTATCGGACCATTAATGTTTTACAATAAGGCTACAATCAGAAAGGAGATGAACCCCCGTGGTATTCTACAGCAAAAAAAGTAGTGAAAAAGTATTCCATCTTTCTCACTGCAACATCGCCCGCCGCATCCGCAAAGACTACAAGCTGAAGTTCGATGACCCTGAGACCGCCCGACAAGCTGGCTACCGTCAGTGTAACTGCTGCTCCCTGGTTGGTATGCGCTTGCGTCGAGAGCAGAAGGCCGTCGATCAGTTCTGCCAGGAAAACGGTGTGTCCTACCGCCTGGAGGATGGTCAGCTGCATGTCTGCACTCCCAGAAGCAAATGGCGTATCATTGTCAGCGGCAAGGCGAACAAGCTGTTCCTTTATCATAAGAACAGCTTTCAGAAGCATGAAAAAATACCAAGCATCATCCCTGGGTACCACTCCCAAGCTATTCGGTGTAAGACAATCGTGGAATACCTGGACTACATCGTCCAGCACGACGCATTCCGGCTGAAAGAACAGGAGAGGGCCAAACGCAAATCCACCAGTAAGCGCGACCTTCGCAGAAACACCCGGCAATATCAACGCGGAACGACCAATCGCAGCTTTAACGCTGGCCAGTTGTATTCCGTCCTAGACAACCTTGACCTATAAATATGGAGGATAATGAAATGACTAACTATGAAGCGATACTGAAAATGACTGCCGAGCAGATGGAAACCTTTCTGGACCAGGTTTACCTGACTGGAATGAACAACGGCCTGTATATGGCCCGCCTCGACGATGAGGAAGCCGTTGATTTTGATCCTGAGTGCTACACCATGGAATGGCTGCTTTCCGAGGCCGAGGACGCCACAAAGAAAGTGTTCACCGACGACGGCGATACTTATCTCCCCAACGCATTGATCAAGGCGATCCTGTGCAACGCTGGCATCCCCTCCGATATTGCAGAGGACGCTGAAGGTGAAAGCGGGAGCCACGG